GAATGAGGAAGTATAACCAATCTCACGATTAGCATCTTTTAATTTTTCAATATCAGCTAAAACTTTATCCATCTGTGTTCTTAAAAATTGTATATTTACTTTGTTCAATGCCATGTCTTCAACATGTTTGTTAATTTTATCTGTAGTCTTATAAAGATCTTCGATCATCATAAATTGCTCAGAGTCTGCAGGCAGTGATCCTAGTTGTCCACGTGGCCATTTAATTCTGAACTCTGTATTTTCTTCAAGATCTTTTTCCATTATCTGTATACGTGTGTCTGCAACATTTAAACGTTCTATAATCTGAAAATAACCCATAGTGCCGAGTGCTACGATAATTATCAACGAAGCTACCGTCTTCATCGGCATTTGCACAGCGGCCTCTTCAGATATGTTTAAAGGTTTATTACTCATTTTTTGGTTTTGGTAGAGGAATTATATAATCTTTTTTATCTAGTTTCAATGGGGTGTCTTTAACTGGTCTTACAAAGATAGCCAGTAAACACAACAAAATTATCAGCACTGCTGTAAACCTGTAGTCCATCCTGGCTATCTCCCATGATTTATTTTATGATTAATGCTATTACTAAAACAACAACAACAATTGTTTCTATTTTGTGGTCTGTCCAATAATGCATAACAGAGTTTTTTATTTTATCTAACATAATATCTTCTCCTCTTTGTGCTGACTCCCATTCTTCAAGATGTCCGCATTTACATTCCGGGCATTCTACTTTATCTCTGTGACTATGTCCACAAATACAAATCATTTTTTCTTCTCTTCAATTTCGTAAAAAAATCTATCAGTATCTTCTGTTCTCCATTGACTACTATCTTCTACGTTCCATTCGTTTGTTTGCACTTTCCAATCAGGTATATTATCTTTAACAGTAAAAGAAGGTATATCCCATATGCATCTATTATTTGGTTGAGCAGCAAAATTACCATCATCCAAAGCTATTATGTGTGCACATTTATGTTCATGTGGTACTTCTGAATGATCAGTGTCAAGTATGTTAGACTCTGGATGTGCAAAATCAATTGTAAATAAATATTTACCAGGATGCCATTTTTTATCTTTACCTATATATTTACCAGCTTGTCCATCTAAGATATCGAAAGCATGAACAGAAGGATAATAACTAAAACAATTCCAGAGCTGAAGCTCATCAAGTCTACGTTTAGGGACATCCTCAATCTTAAATCCACGTTGTATAAAAGCTGTAATAGGTAATCTATAAAAGATTGCACCATTTTCCATAATTGCATGCCATAAAATACTACGTCCCGTAAGAGCGCTAATACCAAAGACAATACAATCTTCAACTTCCCCATGATGTTTTTGTAAATCATAAAGATATTCTCTCCTTATCTGTGCATATATTACAGGAATGTTTGCGTTTAAGTAAGCCATAATTAAAAATTGTTCTTAACATATAATTTACCTAATTCCGGAAAATAAGTAAATTTAAATTCGTAATTATTTTCACTGTTTGTTGTATTTATTGCGTCCTGGACACTATTGACCAATGGCTTACCAGCTAGATTAAATGAAGTATTTAAAAGCATTGGTACACCTGTTAAATTATAAAAAGAATTAATTAAATTATAATAATGAAAGTTTTGATCTTTTGTTAAAGTTTGTATTCTACAAGTATTATCAACGTGGGTAATACCAGGAATATCAGGTTTTTTAACTTTAAAAACATAAGACATAAATTTACTTTCAGTTTTTGATTTTAAATCAAACCAATCGTGTGCGTGTTCATGTAAAACTGTGCCAGCCGTAGGTCTAAACCACTCTCTGTTTTTTAATAAATTTATTTTTTCTTTTGCATATTTATCTCTAGGATCGTAAAGAAAAGATCTATTTCCTAATGCTCTCTTACCTATTTCATTTTTACCTTGGTAAATAGCTACTATATTTCCCTCTGATATTAATTTAGCTACGTCTTCATATTTAACCATGTAACCTTTATTATTATTTAAACAGTTGTAGTTTGGATTATCTCCTAAAAATAAAGTATTAATTTCTTTCTTTATAAATTTATTTTTATTTATTTCCCACAAGGCTGCGCCCATAGATATACCACTATCATCTGCACAAGGATCTACATATAAATTTGAAACTAAATCTATTAATTTAGAATTTAAAACTGTATTTTGAAATACACCACCAGACACACACAAATTTCTTTTTTTATTTTTTACAATATTTTTTACATAATTTATTACAACTTCTTCTAGCCGTGTTTGTATTAATTTACTTAAAGCTGTAGTATTATTTTTGTAATATGGTAGTTGAATATCAAATATATCTTTTTGTATTGTTGTAAAATGATTAAATTTTTCAGTAAAAAATTTAAAATTATTTAAGTCATTATTACCATAGCAAGATAAAGCCATAACAGATCCCTCTTCTTTTACATTTAATATTTGCTTAACTAAAAGATACGCACTACCTAAACTTAACGTATTAATAAAATAATTTTTATTATCTATATGTTCTTTCTCAGAACAATATACTTTAAATATTTTTTTATATTTATTTTTTTTAAATAAATACAAAGAGATAATTTCAGAAGTTGGATAATCAAAATGATCAAAACATCCAGCTCCATCTATTACAAATACATACGATTGTTCTAGCCCTGAATTAAAAAAAGCTGCACACGCATGATAAAAATGATGATCTATTTTATATTCTATTTTTTTGTATGTAATGTTGTATTGCTGTAATACATTCTCTATATGTTTTTTATCTGTTGGATAGTCTGAACTAGAGTGAACAAAAATAAATTTATCAATTTTTGTATTTGTATATTTACGTAGAAGAATAGTCCAATTAGTGCTTTTTTTAATACCATCTAATCTTTCTGCTTCTTGAAAATATACTATCTCATTGTCATTTGTTTCACATATAGAAGCGTTGTGAGAATTTTGTACAGACAAAGTTATCATTTAATATCACCCCAGTTAGCCCCCGACTCGTAATCTACTTTGTTTGGCACTTCTAAATCTACTGCACTCTCCATAATATCTTTTATCTTTGCGGCCTCTAATTCATTTATGATAGAGAAGTCAAGTTCATCATGTATTTGTATATGTGCTGTTAAACCTTCTTTATATAATTCTACCATTGCTTTCTTTGTCATATCAGCTGCACTACCTTGAATTAATTTATTTAAAGCTTTGTATGTAAATGCCCTACGTGTTGGATTGTTATGCCAATAATTTTTTTCTTTGGTTACTTTACCATCTTCATCTACAATGAAAGGTCCCATCTCTTGTAATTCTTTCATACGTTCTTCGTCTTGCGCTGGAACAAATTTACCCCAGTCTGATCCACGAAGAATAGGTTCGTATTTTGGAAATCTACATCGTCTACCAAGTAAAGTTTTAATTTGACCTCTGCTTTGAGCTGCAGTCATTACTTTGTTCATTAACTGTTTAACAAATGGTGCTTTACCATGATACTTAGCAAACAATTCTTCTGCTGCATCTTTTGTTAAATCTAATTCATTCATTAATTTACCCTTACCCATACCATAGAATAAACCTAGATTAATTGTCTTTGCTTGTGATCTTGGTATATTAGCCATCTCAGCTACAATTTTGTGAAAGTCTGTTGATGGGTCACTTTCGTATGAATCTGCAATTTCATTTACAGATGGTAATTGAAACTTTAATGCATAGTGTGCAACAAGTCTTGGTTCCTGTTGCGAGTAGTCAAAGCTACCCCACCTCATACCTTCTTCAGGTATAAATAAACTTCTAATTAAAGGACCAAGTTCAGGATCTCTTGCAGGTATCTGCTGTAAATTAGGATTAGAATAACTAAATCTACCTGTAACTGTGCCACCATCATCAGATCTAATTTGATTTATATCTGCATGGATTCTACCCTTGTGTTCATGTTTTAGTATGGTGTCAATAAATGTTGTACTAACCTTGTTTATTTTCCTTGCTTCTGCTATCATACGGACTACAGGATGATTGTGATTAGAAATAAAATTTTTTGTAAATGAAGGAGAGTTGGTCTTTTCAGTACGGCTATAAGGTAGCTTCAGTTTATCAAAAACTTGAGCGATGCTTGCTGCAGCCCATATCTGAGGCTCTAATCCTGACTCTATTTTTATCTGTTGTAATAAGTTTTTTTCTTTTACTGCCAGTGCTGTTTTTAATTGATTGGCTTTTGTCACGTCTACCCGCACCCCTAGGAAACGCATATCGACTAGGCAAGGAAAAAGGTCAGTCTCTAAATCAAAGATCTCCTGCAGATGATCTTCAATAATAATAGTTTTTAATTTTTGCCATAACTCTAAAGTCAGTTGTGCATCTTGTTCTGCATACGCACCAACTTCTATTGCTGGTAATTTCCACATTTCAGCTTTGGGATCTAACCCTCTTTCTTTTGCTGCCTCTACTAATCTAGTTTCATTTTTACCTTTGTTTAAAAAATGCCAAGAGAGAGTGTTAAGTGTGTAAGAAAATCTATTTTCATCTATCAAAGACGATGCAATCATTGTATCTATAATTAAACCTTTGATATCAAAGCCAAAGTTCCCTCTTATCCAAGATACGTCATACATTGCATTGTGAAAAATTTTAGTAGAAGAAGAACTACAAATATCTTTAAACCATTCTATAACTCTTTTGCGTTCCATATTTGGACCTGTACCATGAGCTATAGGAAAATAACCTTTGTAGTGTTGAGTGGCTACGGCTATACCAATAATCTCACCATTACCAATTACAGATCCTGACCCTAATTTTTTTAAATCAGGATCTCTTGTTTCTAAATCAATTGCTATCTCATCTACATTACGTAGATCAGGTAACTCCTCGGGTTGAACCCATTCTATTGTTGGTAAAATCATTATAGATCTTTAATAAAATAATAGACTATACCAGCTCCGATAAATAAACATAACATGCTATATAAAAACATGCCTATTCCAAAACTAGCTGTCATTTTTTCTTTCTCATATCATTTATTTTTTTCATCTCTAATTGACAGTAATGCACTATCTTTTTTAAATCTTCTATTCCTCCCTTTCGTTGATAACGACAAACGTATTTTATAACGTTTCCTTGGAAAAAAGAAAGATCATTTTTAGAGATAAACTCATACGGCTGAATTGGAAACTTAGTATAATGATTCCCGCCTACCTGAGTGTATTGTGGAAATGATTCTTTAAATATATCTTCACTTGTCATAGTTTATATCCTTGTCTGTTTATTTTTGCTTTTAGTTTATATAAGTTATTTTTTGCTCTTGTGATTCCTACGTACCAGACTCTATTTTCTTCGTCTGAATATTCTTCACTCTCTTTTATTGATTTAATAATTTTTCTACCCATATCTAAACAAAGTATTACATTATCTTCTTCTCCACCTTTTGCTGCATGTATGGTAGATATGTATATTCTAGCAGGTTTATCTAAATCTTCTCCTTCATCTAACATATTTTTTATATATAATTTTTCTTTTTCGTCGGCCTCCATAAACTGATCAAACCAATCTATTGTCCTGTCAAAATAATTAGTTCCTAAAAATTCTTCTATAGATTTTTCTTCTTTCTCAGATAATGTTTTTTTATTTACCCAATCTGTATATAACATAGCTGCTTTGTATAGTTTAACTTTATAACTTTTTTCTCTGCTAGTTTCAAAATACAAATTTTTTTTCTTTAATTCTTCTTTTATTTTTTCTTGTCTTGAAACTGTTCTTGTTAATATTAACCATTTACCTTTTGTTAAGTCAACCTGATTTATGTTTGATATAAATTCACTTTCTCCTTCAAAATCTCTTGGATAATATGTTTTGTTTTTTCTGTTTGATATTCTTTCTATTGCAATCTGTGATTCATTTTGGATTACTCTAGAAATTCTTTTTGAGTATTTTAAAACTTTTTCTTGGTATGCTTCTTGATTAATAAATCTGCTAACATCTGCCCCGGCCCATGTAAATATAGCTTGATCATCATCACCAGCTAGATATATGTCTTCTGTTTTTTCTTTTAATACATCAAATAACTTCCATTGTAATGGTGATAAATCTTGAGCTTCATCAATAAATATTGTTTTAAAAGTTGGAAAGTCTTTGTCATTCCTCTTATCTATTGTTAATCTTATTAAATCATTGAAATCAAAAAGATTTTTTTTATCTTTGTATTTGATAAAATTTCTACTTATGTCTCTAAGTATGGGCCAATCTATAGATTTATCTTTCTTATGTAGATCATACTCATCTTCTATTTGTATACATTTGTTTTCTGCTTTTTGTAATATTTGAAAATAAGGATTATCACAAGTTAAATAGTGAACTTCTTCTTTGTTATATTTATTTGTGTATTTTACTTTTACATTTATTTCTTCACCAAACTTTTCATAATGATAAGGTTGCATAATATCTTCCTCATTCATTTTTAAAAAATGAAAACAGAAAGAGTGTATTGTTTGAAAGTATGGTAATTGTTTTTCATCTGCCGGCATTCTTTTTTTAGCAACCTCTGCAGCTTTTTTACTAAAAGCAAAGTAACCTATCTTATGTAATGGCACACCAGTTCTAGCGTAGGCCTTGGCTCTACTAATTAGTTTATGTGTTTTACCTGTTCCAGGTGGTCCAAAATATTTATAAATCATACTATACTTTCCTCACTCTCAACATCTATGTCCTCGTCTATGTCTTCATCTTTTTCAAAAAATTTAAGAGGTATACGTAAAGTTTTTAATGGTGGAAAAGGTTTATCGTTTGAGTCTTTTCCAGGAAATCTTTTTGTGTGATCAAACTTAGCCTGATCTTCTGGCTTTTTACTTTTAAATAATGCTTTTATCATTAATGATGTTTTTGCTGATGATTCTCTCCACTCAAATGTTTTTAAGTCATCATAAAAAGAACTG